AAGCTTTAATCTGCTCTTCAAAATCACTCTTCTGTTCTTGCTGATGCCTACGTAAGTCTCCATACCGCTTCTTGAATGAACGCTCCTCTGCTGTATCAGGGGTTGCATCATCCTCCTTTTCCTCTGGTGACATTTCATTCTGTGATTTTAACTCAGCTAACTCTGCTTCGTCATCATCCATGCGTTGTTGCTTAGTGTTAACTCGCATGAATCCTTTTACTTCTTGTTTCTTTCCTGCTTGCATTGCTTCCATGATTTTACTCTCT